GACAAGCCATTCATGCAAGCAGCGAATGTCGGCTTGCCGGTGGTGGAGATGTCGATCTTCGACACTTGCGCAATGACTGTGCCGGAAGTGGTGGCGATGGTGTAGGCGTTCATCTGAATTTCCTTTCAGGTTTTGGTCGCCGCGCTTGATGGCCCGCGCGGCTTGGGCTTAAAACTTGGCGATGATGCGATAGGTTTTCTTGCCATCTATGGTGCGCCCATGAGCGTCACGTTCGGCAAGCATGGCTTTTTCAGCGCCCATTGCCATCATGGTGTCGAAAACTTGCGTTCCGTATTTGCGGAACGTGTCGATATGCACGAAAGGGCCAAGAACTTTTACCGCCGTTGTGTTGACCCCTGCATTGGTTAGCAACTCGCGTAACCTGAAAGCTTTCTGATGTGATGGTGTCATGGCTAGGCTCCGGTGAACGTGAAGGTTTGTCCGTGAACCGTGAGGCTCTGCACCGCATCAACAGGAATCGAGCGGTAGCCGCCACGCTCCATATCGAACACGGTTAGCAGGTTGTGAGCTTTGGCGTCATAGGCTGCTGATCCGCCCTTGAGGTGTTTTTTGACACCAAGGCGGCACGTCATGCGGCGAAGGTTGCCGTCGGTGCGCCGAATGAACTCAACGGCGAAGATTTGTCCGTCTTGAACGAGTGCGCGAAGGTTTGCGCGGTTGAAAGTAGTCATCGAATTTCTCCGGTTGGTTGCGCCGCGCCGTGATTGGCTGGCTGATTTAATTATATGGCAATTTTGTTTTGAATGTCAAATACCATACTAAACTGCATGGTTTTGCTTGAAAATGTCGTTTAATTACAACGAATTGCCGCAAAAAGAAGCAGCTTTATGCAGTTTCAGCATGGGCAAGGATTCGATTGCGACGTATTTGGAACTGCGCGATCACATTGAAAATGTTGTGCCAGTTTATTTGTACGGCATTCCTGATCTTGAGTTCGTGGAAGATAACCTTCTGTACTACGAACAAAAGATGGGGCGGCACATCATCCGCCTGCCACAGCCGAAGTTCTACGCCATGCTGAATGACTTGCAGTACCAGCCGCCAGACGAGGCAAGACACGAGGTGATCCGTGGCTGGCAACTGGACAACCACACGCATGAGGACTGTCGCGTGGCAGCGTGCGAAGTGGAAGGGCTTGATCCTGATACCACGTATATGGGCATAGGCTTGAAGTACGCGGACAGCATTCAGAGAAGAACCAGCCTGGCACGCAACGGGTTAATCACGTATAGCTTGCGAAAGTTTTATCCGATTGCGGAGTATTCAAAGCAGGACGTGCTGGACAAAATCAGCAAATCAGGCTGGAAGCTGCCGAGTGACTACAGATATTTCAAGGATAGCTTTGACGGCTTGCAGATAAGATACCTTGGGCCGATCAAGAAAAACTTTCCGCGTGATTATCAAAAGATTCTCGAATGGTTTCCACTCGCCGAGTGCGAAGTTCTGCGATATGAACGCAGTCTGAAGAATGGCACTGCAACCACTTAAACCGCTACAAAGGCTGCAACCGCTCAAACCTCTGGTGGGCGGGCCAAGCAGCTTGGGCGAACCTGAAGGCAACGCTGAACAGGCGGCGTTGACGGATCACCAGAAGATGATGAAGCAACTGCGCGAACAGCAGCAGGCAGCCATCGACACGGCGAACGAGACGGGTTACTGGTTCGCCGTGTACTTCCAGAGTAACCAGCAGCGCGCGGAGTTCATCGAGGCGCTGCAACTGAACACAGGCGGCCAGTACGTGGACGGCCTGGAACTTGCCCAGAAGCTCAACATTCCGTTGACTGAGCGCACCATTCCCTACAAGGTGGGGACTCTTGACCGTAAATGCGCTGCTTTGGCGCGATGAAAGGAAATGCTATGGCTACATCTAGGAGCACAGCAGGCGCAATGCGAAGGGCTGCTGCTTTGTACCGCCCTGGTGTTGGGCGTTATAGCGCTTCATCCCAATACAACAGAGTTACACCTCAGCAATACGCTTATACAAGCGGCGCGAATCGTTCGTTAAGGAGCGGTGCCAGTCCTATGTCTGCGCATAAAGCTGGCTTGCAAGAAGCTGGGCTTAGTTAATTTTTGAAAGGAAACATCATGGCTACAAGACTTCGTTCTTCGGCGACTACCGCAGGCGCGCAGCGCAGAGCTACCGCCATGTATCGACAGCGAGGCGGCGGCACTGCCACGCAACGCGCCTACACGGCTGGCGCGAACCGTGCGCTGCAAGGCGGCTCTACACAAATGGGCGCGCATCGCGCCGGTCTGCAATCTGCCGGCATGAGCTGATGGCAACGCCACGCAAGCGCCCAGAAGACAAACTCAAGGTCGGTCGGCCAACTGGCTACCGGCCTGAGTTTTGCGAGCGCATCATCGAGCTTGGCAAGGACGGGAAAACCGTTGCGCAGATAGCGCGTGAGTTCGATGTGTCACGCTCAACCGTGCATCTGTGGCGTGAGAAATTTCCAGAATTTTCGGACGCATTTACTCGCGCAAGAGATTTGGCGCTGGCTTTTTGGGAAGACAGAGGCGCTGACGGCCTTGGACTTGCCGGGTTCAATGCAGGTCTGTACAGCTTTCTCATGCGAAGCTGGTTTGTGAATGATTTTGCCGAGAAGAAAGAGCTTACCGTGACCGGGAAAGACGGCGCTCCGCTGATTCCTCAGTGTGGTGTGCTGGTGGTTCCCGGAATGGCGGCGTCGGACGATGAATGGGAAAAGTCAGCCAACAAAGCCAAGTGAGGTTTGGAAACCGAATCCAGGCAATCAGGCATTGTTTCTAAGCTGCCCGGTTTATGAGGTGCTTTTCGACGGCACAAGGGGAAACGGCAAAACAGATTCGCTCATCATGGACTTTGCGCAGCACTGCGGTATAGGTTTTGGGGCGAACTGGCGAGGAATTCTTTTCAGGCAGACTTACCCGCAACTGTCGGACGTGGTGGCGAAGTCCAAGCGGTGGTTCCGCCAGATTTTTCCGGGTATCAAGTTCAATGAAGCCGACTACGTTTGGACGTGGCCGACGGGTGAGCAGCTTTTCCTGCGCCACATGCGCACGGAAGACGATTACTGGAATTACCACGGGCACGAGTACCCTTGGATTGGGTGGGAAGAGCTGACCAACTGGCCTTTGCCTGGTTGCTATGAGAGTATGAAGGCGTGTTCCAGGTCGTCGTTTCCTGGGATGCCTAGAAAGTACCGGGCGACGTGCAACCCGTATGGCGTGGGGCACAACTGGGTCAAGGCAAGATTTGTTGAACCTGCTCCGGCGTTAACCGTGATTCGCGATGAAAGCGGCATGAAGCGGGTGCGCATTCATGGGCGTGTGCAAGAAAACACCATTTTGCTTTCGGCTGATCCTGAGTACGTCCGCAGGTTAGAAGGAATCACGGATGAAAACAAGCGCAAGGCTTGGCTGGATGGGTCTTGGGACATTGTTTCTGGCGGCATATTCGATGATCTATGGCAAACGGACAGGCACTTGATACAGCCGTTTGACGTTCCGAAGTCTTGGCGGATTGACCGTTCGTTTGACTGGGGCAGCAGCAAACCATTCAGTGTTGGCTGGTGGGCCGAAAGCGACGGAACCGACGCTACGCTGCGGGACGGATCAACGCGGTCATTCCCGCGTGGGAGTGTGTTCCGCATTGCAGAGTGGTACGGATGGAACGGCCAGCCTGACACGGGATGCCGGATGCTGGCCGCAGAGATTGCAAGGGGCATTCTGAAACACGAGTTGGAGATGGGACTCTCCGGCAGGGTAAAGCCAGGCCCGGCTGATTCGTCCATCTTTGACACCCAAAACGGCGTGTGCATCGCTGATGACATGGAACGGATCGGCGTGAAGTGGATTCGCGCCGACAAGTCGCCAGGGTCGAGAGTGAACGGCTGGGAGCTTGTTAGGAAGATGCTGGCGGCATCGAAAACAACGCCACAGGAAGAAGCTGGGCTGTTCGTGTTTGATACATGCAGACAGTTTGTGAGGACGGTTCCGGTGTTGCCGCGAAGCGAAAAGAACCCGGACGATGTGGATACCGACGCAGAGGATCACATTGGCGATGAACTGCGGTATCGAATTTTGATGAATACGCCGCGCGATGCGAGCGTGCATGTTTTCCGTATGTAAACCATGAGTAATGATGTTTCTCTCCAATCCGCCGAAGTGAAGGCTATGGCTTTGCCGTGGCCTATGCTGGATGCGTTGCTGGGTGGTACGTCGGCCATGCGCGATGCAAAAGAGAAACTGCTTCCGAAGCAGCC